TCCCGGCCGTCGCCGCAATGTCGGAATTGAGAGAGAGCGTAACGGTATTCGTGGCGTTGGCCGGCTGCTCTATGCGTACCAGAGCGCGGCGCGATGATGTCGCGACAATGCGCGTAGAGACCTGGTTTCCGACCGTGACCGCGGTTACCGTCGAAGTGGTGCACTGCTGCGAGGCTGACGTGGCAAACCCGCCAGCGATGGCAGAGTGAGCCGAGAAAGAGACCGCGATGGCTGCCGCGATGCCGAGGATAAGAGCGAGCGGGATATATCGGGTGAGGATCATAGGTGATTGTTACTAGATAAGGGGTTCTGGCCCCATACCTGCCCCCGGTAAAAGGGGCAGGGTGGAGCTAGAACGGACAGGCTCCGTACTTCCAGTACACAGTGCCGTTGAAGGTAGACGTAGCCCCAAGCAATGACGGCTGCATACAGATGGCTGTAGCAGACGATGTTGCGGTAGTGGTGACGTTGCCGATGGCAATGGTAGAGGTAGCGCCGGAGTTGTAGTTCACGATGGTCGTGCCGCGTAGCTTGTACGAGGTAGACGCATCGAAGACGTCGAAGTACGAGGTGCCGATGATGGCGCCAGACTTGACGACTGGAGCTGCGGGGTAGAAGTAGGCCCCGATTGCGATAACCACCGCAACCAGTGCCACTGCATTTGCTTTGAAGAAGTTCATACGTGGTTGCGATTAGCGGTGATTATTAGACAGTACCGTCCGAGCCGACGAGACCGGAATACTCGATGGTATCCACCTCCTCGCGCGCGCGGAGCTTGTACTTGTACATGTCGTTCGCGTCGGTCTCCCAGCCGACAAGCGTCGAGAACAGAGCCTCGCGCTCGAAGCGGGTGACACCGTGGCCCTGAGCGCCGACGAAGTACATCGTCGTCTGGTTCGTGGCACCGGAGTTGTCGATGAACTGGTTCCACTTGACCTGCATACCCGGATACATCTCCGAGAAGTAGTTGAGGTCGTTGGAACCGGTTCCCGCGCGGAGTACCGACTTCGCGACGATGACTGCGTCGTGATGGAGGGTAGAACCGCAGAGAAGGAACGCAGGCTCATAACCGACGATCACGCCGCTCTGCGCCTTCTGAGCGCGGAGAGACACGACGACAGTGTTGAGGTTTGCATCTGACATGGAGCCCGTCTCGTAGTTGTCCACCGTGTCGCCATTGGCGTTCTGGTGGCTGTTAGAGAAGAGCGCGGCGCTGTCTCCGACCGTGGTCGAGAGCGTGGTGCCGAAGCCGTATGCGTAGTAGCCGAAGGCGTTCTGATCGCGGGTCGCCATCCACGCCATAGTGGCCTGAGTGACAGACTTTGCGACCGCATCCTTCTGCTGGTCCTGCATGAACGAGCGAGAGATCGGGATGTCCTGGTTGAACTCCGCGATAATCGTCGTCTTCGGCGTGAAGGCGGCCTTTGTGACCTGCTTCTTCGCCGAGATGTCTTGCGCGATACCGTTGATCGTCTTCTTGAAGTACCCACCGCCACCGAGGACAGTAGAGACCCAAGCGGCGCGATCGACAGACGACTGGGTGAACACGACGGAGTCCGTCGCGAGCGCCTTGCCGTTGTTGTCCTGCTTGAGAGCGACACCGTCGCGCAGCTGGTCGAGCGCCGTCTTTACGAGCTCGAGGTTGGGCGAAGTGTTGTAGTTTAATCCTGGCATATCTGGTTAGAGGTTAGATGGCAGTCGAGGTGTCGAGGATCGTACCCTTCGGCGAGTAGACGAAGAGGATCTCGGACGTCTGCGGAATGCCGCCCTGAATAACGACGCAGTTGACGAGTGCGTCCGTGGCAGCAGTATCGACCGTCCAGTCGCTGCCAGTAAGGTCGAAGATGACCTTCTTGCCCATAAGGGCATTGATCTCGGCCTGCGTGTCGGCCGCCGCTGTGCTCTTGGCGAAGCCACGGTAAAGCATGCCCGGGACGGGGCACCAGGTGTCGACAGTGCCAGCGACGCTGGCAGTCTCGGTAGACTGGCGCTTACAGATACCGACAAAGCGCTGCCCGGTGACGAGGCCATCACCGTCAACCATTGCGGCTGCGATGCCAGCTACGGAGCCATCGGCGGTGACACACTTTGCCGGGGTTCCGGTCGTGATAGAGCCAGACGTACCCGAAGCGACGCCGTAGGTCGTCGGAAACGAGTTCACAAGGCCCTTGTCGATCGTGAGGATCTTATTGGGGATTCCCATAGATGTGAGGTGTAAAGCTCACACGAGGAAGCATTAGCGCTGCGACTTCTTCCGGGCTTCAAGGATTTGTTCCTTGGTCAGTTTGAAGGGCGGCTTCATCATATCGGCCTCTTCCGGGGTCGGTGTGAAGGGCTCTTCGACTGGCGGCGTGGGACCGGAACCACCGGGAGCTGTGACGTTCGGAGTGATCCGGCGTCCTAATTCCTCGACGATCTCACGGTTCTTGGCTGCCCGTACGGCTCCGAAAGCAAGAGCAAAGTCTGCTTGCGGGTTGCCTGAAGGCACAATGCGCGATTCGAGATAGGTTTTCACCTGGGCGCGCTCGCTCTCATCGGGAATCTGGTCGGCCATCTGAAGGGCAGTTTGCTGCGCTTCTGTGGTCTTGAGCTTCCTGTACCATTCCGGTACTTCGTCTGCCGGGGCTGCTGGGGCTGGAGGCGTAGCGCCAAGGATATCCTCGGGCTTTCCACCAAGCTCGCGCAAGCGTTCGGCAGTCTTCTTGAGAGAAAACTCCGCCTTTTCTTTCTCGGTTCGCTTCTCGTGTGAAGGAGCTTCTAAGTTTTCCGCCGGAGTTGCGGCTGGTGTCTCCGTGATTGGGTCAGACATGTGTCGTTGTTATAGCCAACGTTGCGTTTTTAATCCTCCAAGCTGGGAGGTTCAGGGGTTCTCTGTGCGAGGAGAGCAAGTTTCGCGTCTACTTGCTGGCCCCACCAGATAGCGGCTCTCGAAAAGTACAGATCGATGTCTAGCTGCGCCTTGCTGGCGAGTGCGACATTGATCGCCTGATACGAGACCTGCTCTCTGATGAGGTTGAGCGCCCTATTATCTAGGGCAGCCCGTGCACTTTCGCGTAGGGCTTTCATCTCCTCGAGGGTCAAAGAACGACCGTTGACAATGAGCGTTCCATCGTCAGCTACGTAAATAGTATCACGCAATGGGAGCGCATGCAGTGTGTCAAGGATGTGAATAACTAAAGTATTCCGGTCCCGCGTAGAAAGATCGCTTTTCAGCAATTTCCCCACGATCCACACTGCGATGCGGCCCATAGCGATTAGGCGCGACGGCGTCCACGCGGCTTCGTGTCTTCTTCGGTCTGCTCCTCAGGTGCGTCGCCCTCTTCGAGGACAAGGCCACCGTACTTGATGTACAGAGTCTTCACGGCTTCCTCGGTGACTGCCTGGCCCGTCTTGCGAAGAGCGTCGAGAGCGCGCTGATACTTGATGGTGTTGGAAACCCAGTTCGGCATAGCTTTGTGTCTAGCGAATAATTACTTCACCTTCGGCCTTGGCTTGGCCTTAGGCTTTCCACCCGTTGCCACAAACTTGTGGAGCGGGAGGTCGGCCTTTGATCTCTTTGGTGCTTGGTTCATAGCATTACTGCGTTCATCTCCGTTGGTAATTGGCCCGCACCGACCGAAGCGGGTTTTCCAGCGGTAGGGGGAACGGGAGCGCCCGGGTTTTGGCCAGGCATACCGGGCATACCCGGCTGTCCCAAGACGGAAGACATCATCTGGTTTACATCGACACGGTAGCGGTCAGGGTCTCCGTCAGAGAATTCTTCGATGACAAAGTCGTCAATGACATTCTTCTGGTTGGTGTACGGCACGACGCGCGGATCGGTGAGAAGCTGGAACGCAAGGAGCTTCTGCTGGCGGTCGTTGCCCATGGCATGATTGATGATGCTGTCGGGGTCGACGTAGAAGGAATACTTGGTCCGGGCAAAGCGGTACGGGTTGACGTGGTATATGACCTGGTCGGTCTTGTAGCCGCCCGCCTTCTCCCACAGGTCCCATTCGTATTTCTTGAGCTCCTCTTCGCTCATCTTCTTGCCCATGAGAGCATCCGTGAAAACGATGCGGTTGGTGATGTCCTTGCCCTTGTCTTTCGTCTTGGCCAGGACGGTCTTGTATTTCATGGCGAGCGCTTCAGGGATCGAGGCGTCTACCTCGCCTTCGGTGGTGTGCGAAATGATGCAATCCATGGTGAGCTCGCCGATCTGGCGGATGAGGTCTGCCATCATCATGCCGAAGACACCGAGGAAGATACGTGCCTGGTTCTGCGCCTGTATAGACTGGGTGGCCGTGACACCAGGTGTAGTCTGGCCCTGCATGATCTTGTCCTGCGTGCTTTCGCTCATGTGCTCCTCCTGCATCTTCATCACTTGCATGGCAGAGGCGAGGTTTGAGCCCATTTCGAACGGGGTTAGGTTGGCGTCCTTTGGCATCCCCACGACGGCGCCCGGTGCGATGACGTTGGCGTCTGCCTTGGCAAGACCGGCGATGAAAAGAGGCTTCATCACGTCGAGGTGCGTGCCATCCACCAAGAGCCGGTGCATCTTGTTTTGCAGGTCGTCGTCCCAATACTCTTTGAAGGCGCCAGACTTGTAGTAGAAGAAGCGGCCAGCTGGGTCGATCGGCTCGAAACCGGACTTTGCGTACGGCGTGATCGGCATGAGTTTCCATTCGTCGCCAGCCATAGTGAAGCGGCGATGCTTGTATGGGTTCGTGTTGTAAACGTCCTTCTCATTGCCGACGAATACTCCGCCGACAAAAGTGGCCTCGATGTCCTCGCTTCGATAGTAGAAGGTGGCAACCTGCACGGCGTTGCGGTCGCCCTCGGTCCACGGCACATCGTAGAGCGTTGCGCCATCGTTGCCGGACATGAAAACACGGGTCTTGCCAGGCTCGACAAACTTAAATCTAGGATTAGAGCCATATATTGCGCGTGCCTTGTCCCACGACATGCGCTGAAGACGGATAACGCACGGCTGGGTCTGCACATCTGGGACATAGAAGTCGGTGATGAGAAACTGATCGACCGGGATGATGTTGAGTGAAAGACCGGTGAGGAAATCGTCGATGACCTCGGTGACCTGGGCGCCAGACTTCACCTGCTCCTTGATCCGCTGAAAAGCGACGTAGTAGTCGACCTCGACGATCACCGCGGGATTTACCAGTGCCGAGAGCACCATGTAGAGAAACTTCATCTCGTAGTTTGCGGCCTTGAGGTGCTTCTCGATCAGGATGCGCATGACACGCGCGGTGAGCTTGTCGTCCTCGTCTTCCTGGTTCTGTGCGTGCACGAGCGGATAGAGCATACCTGCGAGCAAATGAGCCAGGATGCCAATGAGCTTGTTGCGGGCTGTATTCTTGCGGCCCTTCCAGCGCCATTTCTTGTGTGCTGGCTCGTAGACAGCGCCTACGTAGGCTCCGAACGTTTCCTGGTCTCTCTTGGTGCGCTCGAGAAGGGAAAGCCCGTCAAACTCGTCGAGCGGGCGTCGCTGCAAATTGAAGGCGACGTTGTAGTCTTTCTGGCAACGTTCAAAAAGGGCTTTGACCTCGTCGTTCGGTTGGTACGAAGATTTAGCCAGGTTCTTATACTGCTCTAGTGGCTGGCCATTTTCATCAGTGATGTCGTAGCCGATCATATTCTGTACAACCAGTGTAGCATGTTTCTCCGGCGTCAAGCTCAATCATCGTCGGTGGGGATAAATACGCTGAGCGTCTTCCCGAATGACTCGTTCGACATGAGGTCTTCGACGACGGCGGCATAGCGATACTGATCTGCGCCGTGGGATGTCCAGTCGTGGAACGGCACAAGCTTGAACATGCCGCGCTTGTCGTCCCACTCTTGTCGATACTGGGCGATCGCATCGATGAATGGCGCGCACTTCGTCTCGTCGATCCACAGTCTCGAGAACATGAGGCGGCCGGTGTGTATGCCGTTATCCACACCGATGTCTGGGACCTCGGTAAAATCGATGCCGAGACTCGAGGCGGTCTCTATACGGGTCTTGCCGGTGGAAAGGTCGACGGCTTTGATATCGTGCGGAGCAAAGTGCAGGCCGTAGATGTACGGCTTGTCCAAGACCTTCTTGATCACCTGCGGCAGACCGTCGTTTCCCCCGCCCTCGAGATAGTCGATCATGTGCACGGTGCGGCCGAAACGCTGGTAGAAGCCCACGGCCATATTCTGGCCTTTGCCGAGGTCCCACGCGGTGTGCACCTTCATCGCCGGATCGTACGGGACAGCACCAATGCGGCCCTCTGCACGGGCACGAGACAGCTCGAGCGAGTAGTATGCACCCTTGATAGCGGCCTCGAATGAGCACTCGAACTCTTGTTCGAATTCGTCGGCGGTCATTGTCGCGCGGGCGTCTTCAATCTCCTCTGGCCTGATGATGCCGCTCTCGGAGGCTCGCAGGATGAGCTTGAACCAGCTCTCTTGATTGGGAAGCGACTTCCCTTCTGCGTCGATGCCAGCATACAGGCGATAGAAGTCGTTCTTCCCCTTGGGAGTACCGATCCAGATGGCATACCCGCTGTGATCGGCAAGGGCCGGGCGGATGATCTCAGTGAAGATGTTGCTCGGCTGCTGGCTGTACTCGTCGAAGACGACGCCCCACAGTCCTATGCCGCGCAAGCTGTCCGGGTTGTCCGCGCCGTAGAGCGTAAGCCGCGAGCCGTTGGGATAGCGGACGGTGAGCTCGACCTCGTTGAACTCGACGCCGGGAATGGGCCGCGCATAGAACTTGAGCAAGTCCCAGGCGATGTTCTTCGCTTGCTTGTAGGTCGGGGCTATGTACGCAAAGCGAGCGTTTGGCGTGCGGATCGCATCGCGCTGTAGGTGGTTGAGAGCGGAGACTGTTTTGCCTGCTCGTCTATGGCAGACGAGGACGATCCATCGCTTGTCGGTGTTGTGAAACTTCTGTGCCCACGCTCGAGGCGCGTAGGGGATGACTATTTTTCTGTCTCCCATTCGAGTGTCATGCGGCCGGAAGAGCCGCCAGGGAGTTCAATGCTGCTTGCCGATCGACCGAACGCTCTGTCCCAGAGTTCCTTTGCCGCCGCGGTTTCCGGCTTTTCAGTAGTGATGTAGTAGTAGGTCGCAGCCGGGTCTTGGTCGTCGTGCATGTCCCCTTCTTCGATGAGACCGGCAAGGTAGTCTTGAATTTCCGATTGATTTTTGACGAGTACCGGGCGCTGCGCTTGGTAGCTGGTGCCGCCTTTCGGGCCTTTGATCTTTTTCTTTTCTATCTTGAATAGGTACGAGACGCCGACGGCATTGGTGATAAGACCGCTTATGATCGGATCTTGAGAAGCGAAGACTCGCTGCCGTAAGCGCTCGAGCTGTGCGTCACGTTCCAGTGTTTTCCGGTTTCTGCGGCCTGGTGGTCGCCCACCCTTCCTGCCATTTTCGACCGATGCTTTTCCGGCCATAAAACCTAATTTACCTAGCGCTTCTTCCCTGCCATCCCCCGGGAAAGCCTCGACATGGCCTTCTGTTTCTCTGTGGGACCTTTGCGCTCAGGTAGTGGTGCGTTCTTGGGTGTCGCCTGCTCGAGCTTCTTGGCCATGGCGGGCTTGTTCTTGTGCATCCATGCGCGCTGTGCTTTCGAGGCGAACATACTACTGCTGCTCGGTGATGGCCTTGCGGAATAATACGTCGAGCGGCTTGCTGGTCTCGACGGTGATGACACCACCTGCCGTGGCGAACGAGGAAGCTGCGGTGCATGCCTTCTGTAGGGCTATGCGCATGACCTTGAGCGGATCACGGACCCAGGGCTCGATGGTGAAACCTTCCGGTGCGCTAGACATGATCTGCTCGTAAGGGGCCATGAGTGCGCGCTTGAGGAGGTAATCG